ACCACCTCTTCTCCCTTCGGTCTGTATTGCTGTGCCTCTGTTGGCATTGTGGCCTTGTTGTTAACACCACTGGGTAGTAATGGCACCCTTGCTTGTCCATTACCCCCATTATTGGGATATCCCATCCCATTGCGCCCTCTAACCTTTTGGTTCTTGGGCCCACCGTTACGATTACGGCTTGCGCCTCCATTCTGATTTTGTTTAACCATACTATACAACACGGAATACCTCATTGTAGTTAACAGCCTCATATAGAGTTGGCAAGCAAATAGATGTCTTTTCTATTCGTAACTGGTCGGCTACAGTTATGCCCCATGCGCGTTCATAACTTAGCCTAGCAGCCATTGTTGGTTCTACCAACTTAACATTGGTTGGCCGCATAAACTCTCTACTAGCAACATAGTGCAATGGGTTACTAGCATCATATCTGGCATCAAAATACAAAGTTGAAAGCGTGCTACCTACGTACTGTCCAACTGGCAAACCTACCCCTAACGCCATTTCACACAGCCCAACTGATTTTAAGTACTTAGCCTTGTTTACAACAGGTTTAGTGCTCCAATTGAGTCTGGATAATAAGCGAGATGGGTTTCTAACCATCCTCCAGGATTTGCCATCAAAGACAGGACGCGTTTGACAGAATTCCATATCTTGGAACTCCGTCGTATACGCCTCAATTTTTGTTTCCATACCAAATTGCGAGAAAAAGCCCGGGTCTGGTGTAAAACCCGGCTTAGCCTCAAATATGATCACTGCATCATCACCATCAACATAGTAACAAGCAACCAGTCCATTCTCTTCGCAAAATGCAGCGAGCATGGCATAGTTGCCCTTACTATTACCAGAACCGGTGTTCTGGTCCCCAGACATGCGCGTATACAGTGTGTGAAAAATGGTGCCATGTTTTGTCGCACCCTTGTTTCTCAGCTGCATATATAACAATTTTCTGAGTTGTTGTCTGCATTCTCGCCTAAAGTGACGTAAATGCGACCTATGTTCTAGTTCGATAAGATCTTTGAGATAATGTGCATCGAACTTGGAATGATCCAAACATAGAATGACGGGGTTGGTGAAGTAATCATACTTGGTTCTAAGATCCTCGCCCCGCTGAGTCAGATTTCTGCTTTTGGCAAAAATAGGTGTTCGAGACAGATCCAACGCCTTATAGAGATTTTCTTCTACAGGATGCATATAACTGGCTAGTGGCAAACAGTACCTTTTCGAACGGTACTGAATGCATCTAGGAGCTACAATTTTTGGGTCTGATGTATCAAAGACTTCATATTTGTCGTCTTTTAGGAACATCTTTATCTTGGCATCTTCGGCGTTAACTCCGTTGAATTCAAGTGACTCTTTAGCGGATAATAAGAGTTTCTTCTTACCGCCTGTTGCGCGTTTGATGATATGGTCATAACTACAGGGGGTAAGTTTCTTAGCAAGCGGTTTCAAATGTTTGTCCAGATCTAATTTGGACGTATATTTTGTACCGGTGCTAAGTTGGTGCCTTTCTCTAAGACCTACAACTTCATTGCACTTGCACCCCTTATGTGTGTAAACATAGGAGGTATTCAACTCAGGTAATGTGTAGTCGAATAGTTTGTAGGTGTTACGCTTACATTTGCATTCGCAATCTCTAGCGTTATACCAGCAGCCAGGCAACAGTTTGGAATGAGTGTTTAAATTTTCCATACAGACTGCAGGTAGAGTGCGGACTTCCTATGATTTTGCGCTAGGAAGCTTACGCGACGTTCGGGGTTTGAACCAACTTGCTACCTTGTTCATCCCCAAATCAATCTCGCCAACATTTCCAACATTCCCATCCCTAACGAATCTGGAGTGCTTCTCAAGTTCACCAAGCACTGTTTGGTTCTTGAGCGAGGCACGGATTCTTTGTTCTTCTTTGGGAATTGGAAAAGCCGTTTCCACTGCTCGCATTTCCATCATGTAAAGTTCCTGAGGTGAATAGGATGACACATCGAATTTCTTCATATGTCGCTTCACACTGACATGCATGTTTCTCAATGTCTCCGCAGTTCTTGGAACGAACCCGAACTCACTGAGTAAGTGGTAGTAGAGATCTATATCTACTTTGGCTTGATTGAGCCCGCACAGTATCCTCTTGTTGGGGATTATACCGCGTTTTACGACGATATCATCCTTAACAAACACGGGTTTTGTTGACGTGTTATGAGGCACTGCGAGAGTTGCCGCGTATGAGAGACCTGCCTTATCAGGGAGATCCCTCTTAACCTCAGACGGTGAGGTTGGGGCCGGATTTGGTTGCCCCTTTGGAGTTGTGCTAAGAGTCTTGGTAGGACCCTTGGCCGAAATGTGGTTGGAAGAACTCACATCTGTAGCAGTAGATGGAAGAGATTTGGACTTCCCAGCCGCTTTCAA